AGTGTTACTGTAACCTGGTTAGGGTTACCTAGTGCAATGCTTGATACATCTGATGTTTCTGTCAATGTAGATGTTGCCTGAGCAAGATCTGAATAGATAGAGAACACAACTGATGAACCTGGCATTGCCTGTTGTACTGGCTTGACATCTGCAATAGCTCGCATTACCGGAATGGAGCGGAGCGCCATTCTTACATACTGATCGTATGCGGTTCTGACGAGGTTGCTAATGTCCGATGTTCCGGTTAGGGAACCTGCTGGAATTGCCATTAGGCGTTACCTTTCGTTGTTTGGGTTGAGTTAAAGTCCAGACTGCGCAATGATGTCGTCCAGCTCTTCTTTACTGTTTGCATTCATAAGGCGGGACATCACGTCTGCGCCTCTTTCTGGTGACAGTCCTGCATCAGCAGTGCCTGTCATCTTCTTGTATGCAGCAATATCAGCTGGGTCTACATTGGTTGTCTGGTTTTGGCCAAGTTCAATACCGAATACATCGGCATAGTCCTCAAGCCACTTAGACACAGACTCCTCAGTTGGGTCAATGTCCTGTGGGATAAACGCAGAAATCTTCTGATTTACCCCGCGACGTTCGAGGGCATCCTTGATCGTTCTTTCGCGTTGAGCCTTGCTTAGTCCATCAAACTTATCGCGGAGTTCCGCGAGTTCTTTGTCCTTCTGCTTGGCTGCTTTTCGTAGTTGTTTTACTAGGTCGCTAGAGTCATTCGTATCGAAATCGTCTTCATCCTCGTAGTCATAATTGGACATATTGGTCCTTCTCCCTATTCGTTAGTTGAATTTCGCAGGCCTCATATCAAACTGGGGAATCTGATATGGCTCCTACTCCTGGGTTTAGTATCGCTCCAACGGACCAGTCGTCCCGTTGGCAGGTTTATTTATATTTGGCCTTGGCCAAGTGCTCTATCTCTACCGAAAGCGCCTTGTGCTGTACCTGCGCCTCCAGAGAAAGATGCCTTCTCAAGTTGTGTTATTTTCTCACGCAACTTCTTTGCTTCATTTGCGCCAGCTAGTCCGTAGACTTCTTCTTCAACTTGTGCTTGTCCGTATGGACCAGTCTGATAAATCTCAGAAAGCATTCCACCACGTGGTGCTAAGGCTTGAACAGCCTGTACTCCTTGGCGTGCAGCTTCTGCAGTAACGCCTTGGCGCTGTAGTTCTTCTGCACGTGCAACATCTGTAGCGAGTCCACCACGTAGGTATTCTCCACCAATCTTTGCTGCACCAATGCGTGCCTGAATCTTAGTTAGCGCCTTCTCAGGATCGAGTACGTAGGCAAGCAAGTCTCCACGAGATATGTCTGGATAGAACTGCTTGATAGCATCTACGTATTCTTTAGGACCCTTCTCTACAACATCAACTGCCTGCTGTACTCGGCTCTCTAATTCTGCGGCTGATACGTTTCCAGCAATAAGGTTTGTGAAACCTGGCTGTACTCCCATTACACCCTTTTCATAGTATGAAGAAGGTAGTCCATAGTTACGCATTACATTCTGATACTGGTCTTCAAGGGCAATATATTCTGCTTCATCAAGAGCACGTAGCCCTTTTTGTACGCGTGCTGCATTAGCAGAAAAACGCTTCTTGTAAGCATCTGTGTCGCGTAATTAAATAGTAAATTCTGCAGGTGATACACCTGTTGTAATAAGACCCTTAAGAGGTTCTACCAAGGACTCTAAGCCGTATGTCTTAAACTGCGAATAGAGCAAATCATAAGCAGATTGACGGCTAGCCATACGCTCTGCAGCTGCTGCTTCTGCAGCAATCTGCGCTTCAGTCTTTAATGGTAATTGACTAACAGGAGCTGGTGGTAACGTTGCCGTAGCAGTCGTAACGAAATTACCGAATTCATCAGTTGCGCTTGGTGTGTATGTAGGCGCTCCAATATTAGAAGTATCTTCGGCACGGCGGAACTGACCAGGCGTTGCTCTGGTAGCGGTTGCAGGTGGAACATAGACATTAGATAGCGGATTACCCTGACCATAAGTAAAGGTACTAGGTTTTACTGGGTCTGGTGTATATCTACCTGTTAACGGATCGTATGCCATTGTTACCCCTGGAATCCAAAGTCACGCAACACGTTTAGTGCTGCCGTTGAAACATCTGATTTAGCCTGCTCTGTGTACTGCCAACGATTGTCTTGACGTAGAGCCTTCTTGAAGTCGTAAAGGTTCATATCACCCTTGTCGGTGATAGCAGTACGCAATAGCGGATCGTTAAGGTCAATCTGGTCTGGGTCACCAATCTCAAGAACATTCGCCATTGTCTGGCGATATGGCTTGAAGACCTGAGCCAAGTCATAACCCTGAGCAAGTAGGTCACGCACATACTGTGGCTGGCCTTGTGCTGCCAACTTACGTGCATCCTGCTTTACTCGGTCAATGTCAATCTTGCCTGTTGCAATACCCTGTAAAACTTGCTGTTCGTTAGCACCACCAGGAAGGATGTCGCTAATCTGGAATCCGTTATCACGGGCAGTCTTAAGGATAGCGTTGTAGTTATCAAGCGCCTGTCCTGAGTAACCGATTGTTCCTTTATCAGCAATCATTCCGCCAACAGGCTTGATAGACGATGCTAGGAAGTCATCAATAAAGACTGTATCTTTATCGCGGTTGGTGATATAAATATTTTCCGCAGCCTTACGTATTGCTGCTGGGTCATTGGCTGCTGCAGAACCAATTTCCATAGCACGCTTTTCAAGCTGACGCTCAATCTTGGATATCTGCATTTCATAGTCAGTACTGCCATCAGCCTGACCGGTTGCTACCAAGTCTTCATAGTTAAACTTTTGAACGTAGCGAGTCTTGATTTCTGCAGAGTTCTTGCGATACCAGTTGTCATCACGGATAGCCTTGCGAAGTTTGGCTTCTGTCCAGTTCTCGTCAACATACTGCTTAAGGATTCTATTAAGACTTGGTACATTCTTAAAAATAGTTTCAGGTAGGCTGAAGTCTGTTGCTGCAACATCAAGTGCTGTAACACGCTGCTCTTCATCTGTCAGTGGTGGTGGAGGAGTTTGTCCCTTACCTTTACCGCCGCCTTTACCTGCGTCGCCACCAGCGCCTGCGCCCTTTTGTGGGAGCTTCTTGTCTTCTGTTTTCTTGTCTTCTGGTGTTACCGGCTCTTCAGCAACAATACGCTGTGGAGTAGTCTGCTTCTTCTTGTCAACAGTACCAAAAGCATCGCGTTCTTTTTCAATCGTCTGTAGTTCAGCACGAGCACGAGTTAACTGGCGCTGAATCTTCTTGGCTTCTTCTGTCTTACCTTCGCCAAGGCCTCTTAGAGATTCAATCTTGTTGCGGTTAGCATCAATGTTCTCGTAAAGTTCCTGAGCTTTGGTAGTCAGGTCGCGTGACTTGACCACATCTTCGTATAACTTTACGATTTCCTTTAAGCGCTGAGCACGTCTTAAATCTTCAGGAGTTCCTGTACGGGCAGCATCTTCTCTAGCGTCCTGATACTCACGCTTCTGCTGTTCTCCCCAGTTCTTTACAGTTTCAAAGCCCTTTTTATCTGGAGCACGGAAGTCTTTAATTTGCTTAAGGATGTATTCCTTAGCTTGATCTACTGTCAAAGCCATTAACGTAGACCTCCGAGTTCTTGAAGCATAATTGTATAAGCGTCTGTTGCACGTGCTGTCTTAGCCTCAGCTGTACCAGCAATCTTTTCTTCTAAGAATTGTTGTTCGTCAACACCACCACGAGTGGTAACAAAGCCTTCACCTGCAGTCTGGACCGCAGGTTGACGACGTTGTTCTTGGTTAATCATCTTGAGATACTTGGCTTTTTCAGCCTTTGTTAACTTACGCTCAAGAAGGTCTTCTGCCACAGTATCAAGCAACTTGGCTGTTTGAGTAGGGCTAGTGACGTATGTCTGAACAGTGGTCTTTGGACCATCGCCATCACCATCTTCACCACCAGATGCAATAATTTCAGCAAGAACTTCATCTCTACGCATTGGTTCTCTTTTAAGCATCTTATCAAGAGCAACCTGTTGGTCAACTTTTTGTTGCAGTTTTACCAAAGCATTGTAGTACTTGATATCAAACTTGCTAGATACTTTGCCTTCCCAGAGCTTTGCAGCCTTAAGTTGCTCAGCTAATGCAAGACGTGCTGGTTCTGAAGCGTCTGCTATGTTCTTAGCAAACTGCTCAAGGGTAATTTCTTCAGCCATCTGTATCTCCTATTAGTGAGGCAAATAATGTGTTATATGCGCTCATAGTATTTTCGTTAGTCTTTGCTAGTTCACGAAGACGCACGATTGAACTATCCTTCATAAACGCAACCAAGTTTGTCGTTCCAGAAACATTGCCAAGTGCTTCCTTCTGGAGCTTGAAAGTATCGTAGATATCAAGCATCTCTTTGAGGACCTTTTGAACTGGACCACGTACTGTAACCTCTGGATCATTAAGCATATTGCGAAGGTCAGAGATAGCGTTTATGCGCTCAATAGCCTTCTTGCCACCCTGTGCTAGTTCTTGTTGAACCAGTGGACGGCCAGCCTTAAATGATGTAGCCCAGTCTGTAAACTCACGGCGTGCCATAGTACGCTCAGTATCAGTAACCATAGTTTTTAATGAAGACTCATACTCGTTCTTCTTTGCATAGTATGCCTGCAAATCTGAAGCTGTTTGGACTTCAAGCAGGTAATCATCAACA